GACGACTTCCGTTTTGAAAACCGCATAAATTCACGTTCAGACGCCATCCGACGCCTTATTGAAAAAGGTCTCACGGCTCTTGATTCCTCCTCGATGACTCTACAAAAAACAAAAAAGAAATAATCTCCTTGGGCCTTCTTTAAGAACATAGCGGAGGATATAGTCATCAGCAGGGATACCGATCCAATAGCGAAAATAGGAAGGGATTATTCGGTTACGGAATAATCATCTGGCCGTCCGCCTGCATTCACCATTTACCAATCATTCCCTGTTCCACCCATTACCAGTTAAAAGATTTTCTTCCCTGTGTTTGGACCACTCTGGAAGATAACTGGATATTTTTTACATGCGCCTCAGGGCTGTAAGGGAAGGGGTTTTTAAAAATAATATTCCCAAAGAAGTATAGAAACCGAGCGAATGAGATAATTTTTAGAAAGGTTTATGTCCCCCCTTCATCCCCCAACAATTTATTCTCTCCAAGAATTGAATGAATTGTTCGAATGAGCATATAGCTCATCTCATTCTTGGGCGGGTCCTTCCTGGAGGGGGCCTGGCTATACGGATCGCAGAACCCCGAAATCTCTGCGCTTGTGAGGATAAATCCGGACTGGAATTTGGGAAGGGTAGGCATATTCCAAAAATTCTAATGTCTTCATTCAAATTTATCACCCCCTTCATCACTGATCGCATCATCCTCATCTTCGTCATCTTCCGGATCGCCGCTCGTCTCGATAATCGTCGGCATGGCGGGTACCAGGAATTCGCGCTCTTCGGCGTAGCGGTGCAGGAAGTCTTCGATGCGATTGAGGAGCCACTGAATGAGGCCCGGCGCCTTCTCGGGTTTGCCCTCCACAATACTGATGATCCCAGGCGCTTCCGAACGCGCGAAACTCTCCAGGTCGTTTTTCATCACGCCCGCTCGCTTCGCCAATTCCATCTCGAAAAGCTCCCGGGGAACGAAAGATCCGGTAAGTGCTCGCGTCTTGGTCTGCCAATGTTCCGCCTGGGCCTTCATCTTCAGTGTCTCGGCGGCCATCCTTTCCTTTTGCAAGGAATCAAAAATCCTGGGCAGCTGCTGAGGCATGCCTCCCCGCCGTTTCAAAAAAATCTTCGCATACTTCTCGATATCTCTGACATGAAATAGCCCGTCATCTTTCCGTGGATGGATCTTCCCATGACCTGCATGAAGGTACAGGGATGATTTTGATGCCTTATAGCCGTGATCTTTCAGGTAGGCCAAAACACCGACCAGATTTGGAAAAGTCATGTCTTCCATATCAGCCCCCTTCCTTCTGATCCAGGAGCCCGGCCTCGATCCAGATCCGGACATTCAAGCCTTTCTGCAGGGCCTCCCCGGGGTCTTTACCAACCGGAACCGGCCATCGCCTGATCTTCGCCCCGTATGTTTCCGGCCACCATCCCCAGGCCGCTTTTGCACCTGCCTTGTCGCTGTCCAGAGAGACGAGGATAAGACCAGTTCGCGTCAATGCCTCATGCGTCGGCGCATCAGGCCGGGACGATACAGATCCGAGAGCGATGACACCGAGGAGATCTCCAGCTTCCTGGTTTACCAGTATTCCGTCGAGCTCGCTCTCCACGATCGAAATGACATTCTTCTCTAAGCCCCATGCCATCGGACTTGTAGAACTCCCTGGAACCAGGACATACCTCGCGCCGTCGCCGGGATCCGCCCGCCGGATGCGGAGGCGGATCACCCGGCCGCTCTCACCGATACATGGAATGACCAGGCCTGCCGGCAGCCATAACCGTTTCAGCCGTCCATTGTCTTTCATTTCCGGAGGCAAGCCCCAGAGAGCGCGATCGTGGTACAAATCCACGGGATTCCAGCCCAGGCCGGCGTCATCGATCGTCTGATCGGCAAGGCCCCGCCTTCGGAGGAATCTCCGCGCCCGAGTGCCGGCCGTATCCATCCGCATAGTCCGAACGGCGAATTCCAAAAACGCCCGGGCCTTTTCCTGCCATAGCGGGCAAGGGGTGATTGTCTCCCTAGGAACGAATACCGGTTTTTCGACGGAGCGCGATCGCGGCAAAGCGCCCAGTTCGCCGACCTCGATGCCCAGTGCGCTACAGGCCTCCGGATATGAGAGCCCCCGCACATCGATCAGATACTGGATGGCATCGCCGTTTTTCCCACAGATCCGACACCACCAACGGCCGCCCATGTGTACCGGCCACACCCTCAGGCGGTCGGTTCCTTCCCGACACAAAGGACAGGGGCCGGCCCACTCGCCGCCATGCGTCGAGGCCGCCTTTTTCAGGATGATGCCATCCGCACGGATCAGATCAAGCAGGTCCACGCTGCGCCCTCTCTTCCGTACCGCTCATCTTCCATTTTCGACACGCAACCGCGAAGGCCGCGAGCAGAGCCTTGCCGGCAGTTACAGCCAGGTACAGTTCATTGATCTCTGCTTCCGCCGCCCTGGTTTCCGGTGATGACTGCCATCTTCCTCCCCGCAGGATCTCATCTCTGATCTTCAAAAGGACTGACCAGGCCACTTCTTCGACGGACATGCGCCGACCGGCCGTCACAGTCTTCGGTCCGGATAAGGCCTCACCCTGCGCCAACGTCAACGCCGGCGTCTCAGCCTTGGTTTCTATCCATTCCCGAAAGCTCATTTTTGCCTCATAAAAATAAAATATATAGGGGTGGTATCAAAAATAACCGTAAGATTCGTAAGAATAAATATCTATTTAATAATAAAAGCAAATTCAGTTTTGAAACCGTAATAACTATCTAAAATTCCGTATTGGAATCCGTTGGGTGTGAGTTGATTTTTCATTACAATCCTTACGAATTTCATTACTAAATTCATTACGGAAATCTTAGCAAATGTTTCGCAGTATTATTGACAATTTCATCTTCATTTTTATGGTCTTACTGTCCGTACGGTTTTCTCATATACCCCCCTATCTATAATTTTCAGAACCCTCCTCGACTGTCCATCAATCCAAACAACGACCGTGTTCTCGTCTCCGGATCCCGCAATGATTTTCCTATTTCGAAGCATCCTGAAAAAGGTATTTTTTGAAAAAGGGAAATGCCCCTGCTCCTGGACGACGAACCGCTGCAGGGCGTGCCAGGCCGCTGTTGGACAGAGGTAAAGATAGGAGGAATCCCACCATCCGATGCGGTCGCCGGCGCCGAGCATCCCTCCCTCCGCGGCCGATGTGCAATCGAGCCGAGCATTATGCTGCATGACCAGAGCTGAGATGATGTCGGTGAACAATTGCACAGGGTCGTCGTCCTGGATCCGGCGCATCTGGGAGACGGCCAACTTCGCGAAGACGCCCCATCCCTCCTTGACCAGGATCCCCGCTTCGGAATCAGATAAGATTTTCTTATCCGCGAAAAAGCTGACCGCGGTCTCCAGGGCAAACCCCAGGAACGCGGCCTGTTCGGGCATCTTTCGGTGCTGACCATCCGCCGCTGCCTGGGTCCGCAAGGCCTGAAACCGTTCCGGGAACGCGGCCTGTATTGCCTTCATGTTTTCCTTGATCCAAAGAATGTACAGACTCATGGCTTGGGAGAGCAAAGGGGCCTTTTCCTGGAGCTCCGTCAGTTTGACCTTGTCAATCGCTCGTTCCGTAAATTCGATCACGGCAATTCTGGCCAGGGTGCTTTCCAGGGTCGGCAATTCCTCGGCCGTGATCAGCAGCATCCCCCTGGGATCATATCGACCTTTCTCTGAAAGATCGGAATTCAGGCGGCCCCGGGCCGTGCGGTTGCTATAGTTCCGGATCAGCCGCTGCACAATGCGCTCCGATGCCTGGGCATCGCTCTTCTGATGGGACGGATGAAAGTCATCGACGACATGCAAGGTGTCGGCGAGGATGAAAGATCGCTTCTCTAAAATGCCGATCGTGTCATCGAGATTTGAGAGGCATTCAATTCCGTTGAACTGTCCAAAGTGGGAGAGGAAGAGGATCGCAACCGTTGATTTGTATGTTCCGCTATGGCCATAGGCAAAAAAGGAAAAGTTTGGCTTCTGTTTCAGGAGTGATACCAACGGGGCCAGGTACGTCCCGCACCAAAGCGGAAGCGTTATCGCTCGATCGCCGATATCGAGAAGATCCAGGCTCGCCGCCAAGCAGTTTTTCGTCTGGCTAGCATCTTGAGGGGGGGCGGGGAAACGGTACCGTTGCAATTCTTTCGACAATCGAACAGATATTTCTGAGTCTGATCCGAGTGCGCCATCGGCATGAAGATAGACCATATTGCCGTCGACCTCTCTCCATCCCGTATGGCCGAAATGAGTCATGGTCTTTACGTTGGTCGACGCGGTCTGGATGGCGTGGCGGACATAATCTTTGACGGTTTGGCCAGGTTCGAGGATCGCTTTCGTGCCCCATTTGTGAACCCAGCTCATACCCGCGAAATTGCTTGCAGGCACCTCTTGCTTTGGCAGGGGGACTTTCCCTCTCAGCTTTCCTTCGATCGTGTAGAGGTGGGTAACCTCGCCGCTTCCATCATCGATAACATTTTCTTCAGAGATGGAAGCCTTGAAGTTGCAGAGCCGTACCGTAACCTTCCCGTCTTTGGTTGCTTTGGTCCGGCAGAGTAAACCGTCTGAGTCAAGAAAATATGCCGGTTCATTCTTTTTCTCGTTTGATGCAGCAATAGCCTTTTCTTCCTCGACCCGCTCTTTAACAAGGTGTGAGACAGCTTCATGATCGTCCAATCGTGCTTTCGCCATCTTCTATCCTTCTTAGATATTTTGAGTTTGCGCATCAGCATCAGGGTAGAAATGTTCAAAGGCCGGCGTCGATCACAACCCCGTCAAAAATGCCGCGCCTTCCGCGTTGGCGCGGATCTGGATCGCCTTCAGGATCTCAAACATGAACGCCTCCAGGTATGGCTGCAGACCCGAGCCGTCGACCTTGATCAGGGCATCACCCTTGGAGAGGGCGGCAGCTTTCTTGCGCAGGTATTCGAGCTGCGCGTTGGTCAGGTCCTCCTGCATCTGCAGGGCCCTGTCCCGCCGGTCCGACTCCCTCTTCACCTGCTCGTCGATCTCCCGGTTCCAGCCCCTATCCTTTCTCATCGTCTCTAAAGCGCTGGAGAGTGTGTCGCCAGTGGATTCGATAATGGTCCCAATATTCTTTGACTGCTGCTCGATGACTCTGAACGCCCCCTCCACCTCGGCCATGTCCACTTTTGCCTTCCATTCCAGAGCCTTTTGGACGATATCCGACTGCTCCTTGATTGTCGCGATCTTGAGGTTCGTCTCGATCTCCAGCGTCTTCGTGTCCGGGAGCTCCTTTTTGATCTTGCTTTTGGTCGCGGCGAGTTTCGCATCATCTGCCTGGACCCCGACATTGGTGATAACAACCGTTCCATCCGGGAAGGTCTGGCGGATCACTCCATAGGCTTTCTCGATCGTGGAGCCGTCCGCCTGGACACCAACCACTACCTCCCGCGTTCCAGGAATCCCATCAATTGTGTTTTTAAGGGCCTCTGCCGCCCTATGCGCCGCTTCATGACGAAGATCTACTTCCGTGTATACATTTCCTGGAATATTACCCAGTGTCTTCGCAAATTCGTCTGCCTTGCTTTTGGTATCCTTAAGCGAAGCACCCTCTTCCAAGAAAGCCTTAGCCACCTTATCGCTCGACATGACGAGATCTGTATTTGCTTTCAGCAGCATGTCATCGAGCAATTTTACTCGATCGGTAGTGCGCTTCAAATCCTCGGTCATGTCTAAACCGGGGACATAATCAAGGAGCTCTGCCATGCCTTTGGATGCATGGGCAAACACGGTAGCCAGGGAAAGGATCGCGACTTTGATTGAATTCATCCCGTTTTCAATAGCGGCAAAGGAAACATCGAACATCTTTGCCATTGTCTGGGCATCCGTTCCCATTGCCACCATGATCAGTCCGAATGGCCCAAACATCTTGAAAATCATCGAGAGCCCAAGGAGGTTACCGATCGTATCTTTGGTAGGGGTATCTAAATCATTAAAAGCTTTTATCAAACCCTTGACCGCATCAAGAAAGGGTGCCCATACCGTGCCCATTCCTTTGGTGACATCTAAAAGAGACTTCATTGTATTGACCACAAATTGCATGGCATCAGCCAAACCTTTGGAATCATCCAAATTAGAAGTTTGTATATATCGGGCAACAGCGGCAGCCAATTCTTTGAATGAATTAACAAGGCCGGAGAAATCCACCTTTTTTAGCGCTTCAGGGAAATTTTTCCCGATACTCGCTATGAAATCGGCAATATTTTTCCCTGCGTCATCTAATGCTTTAAAAAGTGGATCAAACGCACCCTTTTTTACTCCGATATCGAGCCCCATAAATAATTTGTTTAAGCTGTTAACGATATTTCCATATCCGGGCAGGATCCTCTCGCCAATGTCGGATAATGTGACCAGGAAGTTATTTTCGAGTCGTTGATTCAGGTTTTTGAATTGATCCACAACCTTTTCATAGGCTGTTTGAACAACCTTAGCGGAGTTGCCCATCTCAGTGAGAGCAGTCTTGAACTTGCCGGTTTTATCCGCCCCTAACACAAGGACAGCATTCAGCCCTTCAACAGAACCGAACAGCTGTGCCATTTTTTCTATATTGCCTCCAGTCGCACGCCATGTATCCCAAAGAACAGTTTCAAAGCCTTTTGTCTTGAGGGCGGTTGCATTGAATTGAATGCCAAGGGACTTGGCGGTCTCCTCAGCCTCCCCTGTGGGTTTGATGATATTGGAAAGCGCTGCCTTAATGCTGGTGATCGCCTGCGCTGTCGGCATGCCAGTCAAGGTCAAAGCTGCGATCGCAGCAGATAACGTCTGGAAAGGGATCCCAGAGTTGGCCGCGATGCCGGTTACTTGTGCAAGAGATGCTGACAGTTCGCTGAGTGTCGTCTGGCCAAGCCGGACAGTCGTGAACATCAGATCACTATATTTTTCTGCGTCATTCGCGCTTGCACCATAGGCATTAAGAACACTGACAAGAACTTTTGTCGTATCCCCGAGATCCGCAAGCCCGGCAACTGACAATTTTTCTGCAGCTGCAAGAAAGGTCAGGGCATCTTTGTAATCGATCCCAGCACTGATAGCGGCATAAACGGCCTTGTTGATTTCTGAGATGGATTTTACAGATTCCGTGGCATAGGCTTTTATATCCTCCTTGAAGTTTTCAACAGGTTTGCCTGTGTCATTTAATAGGGTCGATATTTCCCCGAATTGGTTATTAAAATCCCCGGCAGTTTTGACAGCGAGGAACATACCCCCAATTGCAAGAGCCGAAAGCGCGGCTTCAAAAGCGGCTAATGCGGTTCCCGCTTTTGACAGTGGATCAGTTAAATTTTCAAGGTTCTGCTCGATGCTGCGTGTAATCTTAGCAACGTCGCTCTTTGCGCCAAAGATGATCTCTACGGTTTTCGTGATGTCGGCCATTTCGTGATTCCTCCTTCTTAATTCGGATTTGCTGAGGATGATTCCGAAGAGAGTATTTTGATTACCGCTTTAGCCTCTTTCTCTCTCTGCTCAAGTAGAACCAAAACTTTTTTGAGCCTGCTATTCATCAAAACTTCAGTGTCCACAATCGCTTTCTTGATTTCATCGCTATAGCAATATTTGTCGATTGCCAACTTTAGAGCGAGAACGCTGCCTATTGAGATGTGTAAGCAAATGGCTTCTTCCCGCAACCTCATCAGTGAATTATAAATTTCTGAAGGCTTCAATTCTTCCATCATTTGCTCATTTCTATCTATTATTCCTGTTATTAATTGCCCGACCATGATGTGTCAGCACCATGGTCGGGCCCCCAAGGAGGCTCGGTTTTCGGCGATGGACGCGCCAGCCCAACCGAGAAGGGCTTTTATTTCTTCTGCTCCGATCCCAGCTCAAGCTGTAACAATGCGAGGTAAAAGCGCACCTTCGAAAGGTGCTCTTCTTTCTTTTGGCTCAACGATCCACGCAATCGGTTCGCCTCTTCCTTCATGACCCTTGAGTACGTTCGTAAATTGATCAGGACATCTGAATACGTCTTCGCGCCGGCCAGAGTTAACCCAACATGCCCCGAGGCTGGAACCGCTTGTGCCGGGAGAGGCTTCCCCCAGGATTTTTCCAAAATCTGCACGGCAGCCTGCCCTGAAAGTGTTCCGGCATTCTGGAGGGCTTTCGATACGGCTTTGTGAGCACGTTTCCCGGCCTTCGATGAGAGAATGTCGAGGACCTGCTTGCGAAATTTTCTATAAAATTTCTCTGTTTGACCAGGGTTGGTAGAACAGAATTGGTGCATAGCGAGCGTTCGATCGTCGACAGGCATCAGTGCAGCGAGATCTCGGAAGTCCTGCGCCCATCCTTTTTGGGGATCACCTTTATGGAATAATTCTTCTGCGACTCGGCCGGCAATAATGGAATCTGCTTCGCCTGATCTCAAATATTTCGGGTGCTGAATGATATCTGTATGCCCATCCCGAGAAGGATCTCGGGTATAGATGACGCCTTGCGCGTTTTCCCCTTTTGGAAGGGTTTCAAGTAGACTCGGGTTGATGGTGACGTGATCAATGACGAACCCGTTTACCCATCGAACCAATGCATGGGCGGCCTCATGGTTTGCTGTTTTTTGCATATGCCCCATAAAAAAATTTCCTCTAACAACCGTCCGAGAATCTAGCAGGTCGAGGATGGGAGTCCCCGCGCAATTTAACACCCATCTCAGTCAGCCAGGTAACTAAGGCTTTGCTGTTGCATGACATATTTCTGTACGCATCTGCGCCAGTTGATCGCTCGATCGGTGCGCCCTGTTTCAGCCATTGAATGACACTGGCTGCCCCATAGCCTGTGTACAGGCAAATTTCGTTTAAGGAATTCAGCGGCACAGGGATTGCGTTTTTCAGCTCTTTTTCTGCCGCATTCTGAGACAATTTTTTAGTGGATATCAAAAAAGGTTGATCGGGATCCTGACCGTGATCGGCTGCCCAATGACGGAATTCTTTAATTGAAAGGGTTTGCACTCCAAACTTTTTAGACATCGGGAAAGCAAATGGAGCTTTCCAATTAAAGAGTTCGATGAAGGATCGATGCATAAAATCTTCGATGGCATTGACGCCGATCAAAAGATCATTTTGATCTTTTTTCCCCTCTGTAGTTTCTTTAGCCCCCTCGTTTTCTATTTTTTTCATCTCAGTTCTCCTCCCTTAAAGTGTAATTTTTCACGCGCCATTCTTCGACTTCCGCCTTGGACGCCCGCCAGATTCCGCGTTTTTCCATCGGCAATCCATGCAAGATCCGCCATTCAAGGACCGTAAAATTGTTTAACAATCCTAGATGGGATCTGATTTCATCAATTCCCACGAGCTCCTTTCCCCGAGCTTCATCGATAGATGTCGGTGCTCCAAAGCGATCCCTTTTATTGCTCAAAAAGGCTCCCATGAGCCGCTTGACGACATTGCCCAGACTATTTTCCATCGATCCCATTTCCTTTTTCGGACCTGACGATTGAGGCTGCCCGTTGCCTTAGCCATTCGATGGCGGACAGCGTCGGGTAAACGACTTTTCGCCCGATGCGAAAAGCACCTTGCGGCCCTACCCCAGCGGCATCTTGATTCGCCAAATATTTTTCTTCGTAAAGTCCCCCCGAAAAAAGCCCGAATGAGGTCCGTGGTACTATCGGCGCCGGCCATGTTCGCCTAAAACTTTCCCAGTCAAATTGAGTTTCGGTTCCCATGTGATGATATCCTCCTTTTTGTGAGGTTTTCTGTTTTCTTTGGGGGTATAATATTATGGACTGAAGGAGAGGTCAGGGAAAAGATTAAATTATTTTCACGGAAAAGATATAATTACACTTGAAAGGAAAGATGAGAGATTTTGCTTTTTACTTCTTTTGTTCGCGATTGCCGTAAATCGTTCTCACTTTTTGCTTGGTCATGCTACCCGAGTGCTTTGCATTAAAGATTCGTGCAACCAAATCAAAAACTTTCTCACGAGGTATAGGATTCCCATATTCTTCATCACATTTTCGAATACCTTCGACATAATCAATCAGGGCCAATACCTGTTTCTGTATCAATTGACTATATTTTATATACCCATGTTCCTTTGGACTGGGTTTCTTTTTTTTCAAATGAAGATCCATAAAATACTTATAATGTTGTTCGTAGATCGATTTCATCTTCGGTGGAATACTTTTATTCTTTATCAATTTGGATAGATTCTCACGGGCGGATGCAATTTCATTATTTTTTTTATTGATTTTCTTCGGGTGATCCGTTTTGAGAAATTTAAGCCATTGTTGCTCGGTAAGTTTCAGGGGCGCAGCACAAGGTACCTTAACAAAAACACCAGGGGCATAGCGCCCTTTCAGGATTTCATCAATGCGAGTCTCGTCGATGTTTTCTTGCTTGAAATTAAAGGTTGGTTTTGCTTCCATCATCCATGACCCTAAATCGTCTCCTGACGAGGAGAAATCCTATTTGCCCTCTAAAGATAAAATGAAAGACCCATCAGGTTTCGGCTTTCACCCTGGTTTTCAAGAGTAGAGCCTGTTTTGGCTTCATCCTAAAGAAATACCTTATAGCTGATGTTTAGGATCTTCGCTAATCTCTTCGCCATCTCCTTGCCAATAGGCCTCTTGCCGTTTTCCATTTCAGAAATATGGCGCTGAGGAATGTCGGTCAATTTAGAAAGCTGAATTTGAGTTAATCCTTCACGGTCTCTTGCCCCGGCCAGGGTCTTGCCGATAAGTTGCTCTTCGGTACATTCGGGGTAAGCGTCCCGCCAGGGCGCAGCATCGGAGGTGTCCATAAATCCCAACGGCTTTAGGCTTTCAATGGCCTGCGCCATATTCACAATCGGCCCGGTGAACCGAAGTTCAATATTTTCAATAAGGTGCTTTTTCGTGTGTGCCTGCATAAGTTACCTCGATCAATTTTATTTCTTTGTTGGTGACTTTCCATATCGCTACGTAAGTAGGATGGCCTTTCTTCAGATGACAATGGTAGCGATTATTAGATAGCGCGCTGAAGTTTGGCCAGTTTCCCCGGATAGGTCCATCGGTTTCTAATTCTTTTTTCAAGGCGATGAGGATGTTTTGAACTTTTTCCGGCAATCCCCTGATGTGCCTTTGAAGGTTCCGATGTTCCGTTACGGTCCATTTCATGATTTGATTCTATACTAATAAAAGGTATATTTCAAGCGGTATTATTTTAAGTTCAAGACGTCTTCATCCTTATCATTTTCCTTCTCGCCACTTTAATGCTCTTTTCAAGGATCCGCGTAGCATTCCGCAGGGAACCAGGTGACAGGTGGCTGTATCGTTCAGTCATCTGCAGGATGCTATGCCCCAAGATCTCCTTGACAACATACAGGTCAACCCCGCTTTCAACAAGCCACGAAGCGCACGTGTGCCTCAGGGTATGCCACACGACCTTTTGCCGACGATCCGTGACACCTTCGTTAAATTTCAGATCCTTCACCACTTGATTGAACACTTTGGAAACCTGAGCCCTGGGAGCTCCGGCCTTTGAGGGTTTTTTGATATAGCTCTTTGGGAAAACTAAATCGTCATGTTTTTTCCTATCCCTTCTTTCTAATACCGACCTAACTTCATCGGTCATAAAATTGTGCCGGGACTTTCCGTTTTTAGTGTCCCTAAAGGTCAAGATCCCCCGTTCTGTGTCTACATCACCCCATGTCAAGGAAAAGATCTCTCCGGCCCTCGGGCCGCAATGAAGTGATAGGAGCGCCATGTCATGGACCTCAGGGCTCCGTTTTCTCAAGGCGTCAAGAAGGGTGTCTGCCTGTGCGTGTGATAAAAAACGCAGCCGGCGGTTATCCGTTGATGGTATTTTCACCTTTTCGACAGGATTATCTCCGGCGAAGATACCAATGGTTCGGGCAAAATTGAAAACCTGCCGAGTCACCGCCAGGGCGTAGCGAATAGAACTTGCCGCTTTCCCGGCGTCGGCCATGTTCTTTTTAATCCGTTCGATATGGATGGGGGAGATTTCTTTAAAGGGTAAGGCACCTATGACGGGATGGATCCAATTCTTAAAAAGGCCTTTCTCTGATCCCCAGGCCTGCCTGGTTTTATTGGCCGCGGCGACGGTTTTATATTGACCCTCGAAAATCTGCTTAAAACTAATCGCCTCTTTTACTAACATTTCCTTTTCTGCAAGTGCTCGTTGTCGCTTCCCATGCTCGATCTCGCGCTTTTCGGCCAGGGTTTGTGGACCTTCTCCGGTCTTCCTGTTTTCCTTTAATTCCTTCAGGTGACCGTAAGCTTTCGCCGCTGTCCATCCCTCTGAAGCCCATCCAAGGCTTTCTTCGCGATCTTTCCCTTCCAGCTTGTACCTGATCGTGAAGTATTGATCACGGCGGATGCCGTTTTTTCGAGTCGGATGTTCTCGATAACGGACACTAGGAAAGTTCGTCTTTATCCATTTTGACATAACCCGTATTATCCTATTATTACATTATGTTGCATCCTGTGGGCGGGATTATGGCGGGATAAATTCCTTTGATGCCTACTGATGTTATCCCGCTTTTTGGCTTGTATCAGTATTTCGGCTAGTCCCGCTATAGTCCCGCTTTTATCCGTGAAAGTATATCTTTTTGAGTGCTATTATGTGATGCTACGATAGAAGCTAATATTTAGAAAGTCAAGTTGTTTATGCGGCAGAGTGAAGTTATATGGAAGTAATATTAAATAACTCTTAATCAGTAGGTTGTCGGTTCGATCCCGACAGGGCTCACCAAAATCAAGGGGTTAGACTCGGAAATGAGTTTAACCCCTTTTTTCTTGGAGAAAGTTTTCGGAAACAGTAATCAGTAGGTTGATCAAAAGATTTCTGGTCAGTTGTTTTTACGGCGAGCTGGGAGTTTGCGCCCTGAAAAGTTACAATGACTTACAGATCGAAATAATCTGTAAAATAAAACCTAAGAGAACAAATAGTACCGAACCAGCTATACATTGATTGAATTATTCTTTCTTGTCTATCAAATCCTCACTTGTTGTAGGGTAACGTCAAGAGTTTTGTGTCAGAGATAAGAGGAAGGGGCCTCCTGCTTTGTTTTTGAAGTTTTCATGGGCGAAGATGGCATAGAGGATTCTGTCCATACTGGTTCTATCGGAGAAGAC